AACACAACCCATTCAATACCCTACAAATTCGTCACTTTTCACCGAAGAGTCCAGAACAATCATGCCGGCGTGGACGGCTCGCGATTTAGAACAAGTTGATTGGTATACTCTTCCATTAAATCCTCAAGAAAACACGTGCATGCCTTTTCAAAATAATTTAAGCACTAGAATTTTAGAAAAAGACTATTTTGTTGCCCAAATTCCTTGTTCATTGCCTAATATTCCTGGTTCATTGCCAGTCAATCAAGGCAAACGTTCATTGTCTTATCCGCAAGGACCTCAAATATGCACGCATGAAAACTCGTGCGAGATTGTTGGAAAGTAAAAATAGAGTGAGATTTTTATAATGGAGCCCTTGGTTCCACACTAACAAAAAATTTAATTGAAAGTATTTATATAAAAAATATAATACTTTATATATATAATTAATGGAGATAGCAATTCCAATTTTAGCCTTAGGGGGCCTATATGTAGCTTCAAATCAAGGCGCTCAATCAAAAAAAAATATAAGAAGTAAAATGGAACAGTTTTCAAGCATGGGTGCGAAGAGAAATTATTTACCAAATACTGATACTCCTCCTCAAAATTATCCCATTCCAAATGAAAGTGAAATAACGGATACAGTTCAAAAATATGTCAACCCTAATGTAGCGAGCGATAAATATTTTGACCAAAACTTGTATGAAAAAAAACAAAATAATGGGTCTTACGTTGGAAACAACATTCAACAAGTATATTCGTTAACAGGGGATTATGTTGCAAAAACAGATTTTAAGCACAATAATATGATTCCCTTTTATGGAGGAAAAATTAAGGGGCAAGTTTATAACAATGATAACGCTGAAACAATTTTAGACAACATGATTGGAAGCGGTTCTCAGGTAATTAAGAAAATAGAACAAGCTCCTTTATTCAAACCTCAAGAAAATATGCAATGGGCTCATGGAGCTCCAAATAGTAGTGATTTTTATCAATCTCGTGTAAATCCAGGAATGAAAATTAGCAACGTCAAACCATTTGAGACAGAATACGTTGGCCCAGGGTTAAATCAAGGGTATTCTACGCAAGGGAGCGGTGGTTATAATTCTGGCATGGAATCTCGCAACTCGTGGTTACCAAAAACGGTTGACGAGTTGCGAGTTGCAACAAATCCTAAAATGGAATACACGCTTGAAAATCATCAAGGACCTTCTTATTCACACGTTCAAAACGTTGGCATTATTGGAAAAGTTGAAAAATACAACCCAGACACATTTTTTATTCAGACGCAAGATCGCTGGTTAACAACAACTGGTCAAGAAAAGGGTCAAATGCTTAGACCCATTGAGGAAGTTCACTCAACAACTCGCGCTACCACAACGCAATCATACACTGGCGTGGCTGGACCTGCTGATCGCGTTGCCAACTATGTTCCTGGTTCTTATGAAGAAGCAAAGCGACACGAGCTTCCTATGTGCGACGTTGGACCATCAAGTGCAATGAACAAAGGCGACCACACTGATAAGGACAATGCTCTTAAAAGCCACACAAATTACGTTAATAATCGCGCATCCACAAGACAACCAGACACAATAAGAAGCGGATTTAGTCGCGCAATTGGCGCCGTCATTGCTCCATTAATGGATGCATTTAATCCTACAAGGAGAGAAGAATATTCTAGCAACTATCGCATTTACGGCGATGCTGGTTCGCGAGTTCCTGATAGTTACGTTATGAATCCCAACGACGTTGCACCAACCACGATTAAAGAGACAACGTTATATACACCTCGTTCCTATATTGGAAGACAAATTGAAGGCGGAGGTTATCAAACAAATGAACAAACGCCAATATCAAATCAACGCGACACTACAAATTGCAGTTATATTGGAGATGCAGGCGGTTCTGCCACTGGATGGGGCGAAATGTCTTACGCATCTGCTTATGCTCAGCACAATAACGAGTCCAAAGAAAAATCTGTTGTTAGCAGAACAAATCACGGCAACGCAAATATTTATAATCAACAAATGAATGTAAATGTTGCAAGAATTGATTCTGATAGAGACAATACAAGAATGTGGGTGCCAACAAATATGCCAAACATGCCGATGTCAAAAGAAACGTATGGTAAGATTCGCGCGCCACAATATTACAATCAATGCATTGGGTGTGATCGCATTAGCCCTGATATTTTAAACGCATTTAAGGAGAATCCTTATACACACAGTTTGACCTCTACAGTATAATCAAGATTATAAAAATCATTTATTAAATTCATTTAAATATTTGACAAAATATAATATATGCTGTCAAATGTTAGAAATATGACTAAAAAAATAATAATAACAAATTGCAACAATAACATGCGCGTTTTACTTCCGCCAATTTTAACCGATGTATCCTTGAGAGATGGTCTTCAAGGGTTGAGTAGAGAAGCTCAAGAAACTTTTACTTTAAATAAGAAAAAGGATATTTTTCACAACATTATGTTTAATTATAGGCCAAAAAATATTGAGATCGGATCAATTGTAAATCCAAAAGTTCTTCCAATTATGTCGGATTCTCTGCATTTATACGATTATGCAATAGATTTTATTAAAAATGGAATAAAACGCGATACGAACGTTTATGTAGTGGTTCCAAATGAAAAGGGATTTAATATAGGATTGTCGCATGGTATTAAAAATTTTTCTTTCTTGACATCAGTGTCAAATAGTTTTCAAGAGAAGAATGTTAATAAAACTCTATTAGAAACAAAGAAAGAGCTTAAGAAAATTTTTGCAACAATAGAAGAAACAGAAAAAATTAAACCTTGCGAATTTAAAACCAAGTTATATATTTCGTGCATTACAGATTGTCCATTAGAAGGAAAAATTGATAATAATGACATTATTCACGAGATTTTATATTATCACGCAGATTTTCCAAACATTAATGAATTTTGTTTGTCAGATACGTGCGGTTCATTAAAATGCGAAGATTATAAATATATTGTTGACAATTGCATTTTTTTTGGCATACATCCGTCAAAAATATCTTTGCATCTTCACGTTAATAAACAAAATGTGCAAGAGTTTAATCAGATTGTTAAGCACTCAATAAATAATGATATTAATAGATTTGACGTTAGCATTATGGAATCCGGTGGATGTTCATTAACTATGCCTTCGTCAGATTTATTGCCGAATGCATCATATGAATTGTTTGATTCAATTTACAAAATTTATATCTCAGATAGGAAAAATTAATATAATTTACGTTTAATATCATATAAAAAATAAAAGCACTATAATAGTAGTTGCATCAACGATGGCTTTAAATATACACGAATCAATAATAGATAAATTAAAATACTTTCACGCAATGCATAAAACTCCAAATATTATATTTCATGGTCAATCTGGTTGCGGAAAAAGAACCATTGTAAACCAGTTTATTAATATTATTTATAACAACGACAAAGAGAGAATAAAGTCTTTTGTAATGTACGTTAATTGTGCTCATGGAAAAGGAATAAAATTTATAAGAGAGGAATTAAAGTTTTTTGCTAAGACGCACATTAATTCAAATGGGGGAGACACATTTAAAAGCATTGTTTTATTGAATGCTGACAAATTAACAATAGACGCGCAATCCGCTTTGCGTAGGTGCATAGAATTGTTTAGTCACACAACAAGATTTTTTATTATAGTGGAAGACAAATATAAACTGTTAAAACCAATATTATCCAGATTTTGCGAAATATATGTTCCTGAGCCAAATTATAATGGCAATACAATTAATCTTTATAAATTTAACATAGGAGAAACATTTAGGATGAAAGAAGTTAAAACATTAAGATCAGAATGGCTTAAAAAAGAACTACAAAAATTGACAATTGAATCTGCAAAAACAAATCACACAGAACTTATAACTCTATCAACAAAATTATATGAAAAGGGATATAGTGGTTTAGATTTAATACAATTATTTGAAAAGCCTTCAAATTTAAAAATTCCTAATTTAACTGAAAATAAACGATATGAACTTTTATTTGCATTTAACAAAATTCGCAAAGAATTTAGAAATGAAAAAATATTTATTATGTTTATATTAAATTTTGTTTTTTTGAGTTTAGATGATAGTTTAGAAAATATTTCATTTATGTAAAATGGATGACTTTAACGTTTCTAGTCTACATGAATCAAAAAATGAGTGGGGTTCGCGTTTACTAACAATATTAACTCCTCACATTGTTGATGGTTTGCGATCTATTTTTGAAGAAGCCGTTAAACTGTGCAGAGACAACGGCGAAATGGATAAATATTTAATGACTTTTCAAAATTTTATTACAAGAATCCCCAAATGGAATCCAAATATTATAGAATCTGAGAGAAACCGGATTGTTGACAAAAGTGGGTGTGGTTATTTAGAAGATTTAGTAACGTGTGTTCACATTATTCAATTAAAACTATTATCTGCTATTAGAGTTGGTCAAAAACAAAAAAAGATAGACATTACCATTCCAAAATTAGACGACTTTATTCACAAGATTTACATTAATGTTGCTAGAAAAATCTATAAAAACGTTTATTTGTTTGAACTTAACATTCCTCCACTACAAACACAAAAACATCATCGCGAACTAGAAATTATAGTTCAAGAATGCATTTTAAATACAGTGAGAGACAGTATTCCAGTGGAGGCTATTTTACAAGCCTACATGGATGAAACGGTTGAGGAACATGTTACTGAAGAAATTAAAGAGCATGAAATTGAAGATCCAAATAAATTGGCTGAAAAAGAAAATGAAAAGCCGCAAATTATATCCGAAACCAAGGAAAGTGAAAAATCAGAAGAGTCTAAGGAGGTTCAAGGTCATCGTCAATTGGAGTCGGACCCTGTTACTGCTATTTTGGAACAAAATAAATTGGAAGCTCAATTGGCTTTCCCAGAGTTGACGAGCGATACTGCAAGTGGTTCTAGCAAATTATCATTCAATGACGTTGATTTTGCGAGAGATTCGGAAAACAATGAACATGTTATTGAGGCGCCAAAATCATATGATAGATTGGAAGAAATTAGCTCTATGCGAAATGCTCAAAGAAAACAAGCGGAAGAAAGTCACGATGATGATGATGATGAAAATGTACGGTTACGAATTTTAGACGAAAATGTTACATTGGACAATTTAGATGTTCATAATATAGAGTTTCCTGAATTACGGCTAGAGCCAGATTTTTTATTGGATGACGTTGAGGTTTTAGCCTAGTAGCCCCACATAATTAAAATATTGCATTATGCGTAAAATAAAAAATAAGAATGTAGTCATTTACAGTATAAAAATGAATACATTTGTTATTGCAGGAATTATTTCATTTGCATTTTTTATAATAAAGTTTGTTGAGATGCGCTTTGTAGATAAAGAGAGCAAACCGCTCAAATTCTTGATTCGCGATTCCTTATTGGTCTATTTTAGCGTGGTTGTTGGTTTATTTGTGGTTGAGCAATTGAAGCCAGTGATCCAAGATGGAGGCGAAGGGGTTGTTACAAATCCAGCTGTTTTCACTGACAATCCAGGGTTTTAGACAAATTTTTTGGTTTTTAAAATTATATGCGTTTAATGTATAATGTCAGGATTTCATGATTCTTTGGGTCGCGTCGGAAGATTTTCTGTTGTAGACACAGTTTTAACCGTTGCTGTGGCCGGATTTGTTTCTCAACAAATTCCTGCGTTTAAAAATAAAACTGGCGCCATTATATTAGGTTCGCTTGTGCTTGGTGAACTTACGCATTTGGCATTAAAGATCAAGACTCCTCTATTAAACATAATTAATAAAAATATTTAATAAATAAAATATGAAAAGTTTTTAATTTATAGGCAAATCCTTCTTGACTTGCGTATCCTTTGTTTTTTAATGTTTTTAGTGCCTTTTTTTGAGTTTTTTCTTGAACGCATTTTATTCTTTTTTTTTCCACCGCTAAGCATTCCTTCAAACAAACTATTTTTTACTGCATTTGATAATGGCAGTAAAGGATATTTATCTCTCTCTCCACTATGTATTGAATCATTATAAAACGCAATTCTTTCATCTGTTGCCGTCTCTTCTGCTTGTTTTAAAGAAATTAATTTTTGATTTTCAGCAACAATATCTTCAGGATTGTTTAATGTCATTTGTTGTTTTTGCGCGTTGTCATAATTATATGACAACCAACCATAAAAATTTGGATATTCACTTAAGGATAAATCATCTGATCTTTTAAGCGTATTAAATATTTTTAAAGCTTCAACAAGTTTATTTTCAGATACTAGTTGTTTTATTTGTTGTAACTTTTCAATCGGTATTTTATTTGCATAACCAAAATCTATTATTATTGAATTTCCTAGAATTCCGCTGTAATAACGAGTTGCTAATGGATTTACTAATATATTTCCACTATGAAAATCGCCCTGAGAATAACCAGTTTTCAAAGCCATATCTAAAATTTTTAATCTTGACATATTTTCATATTTCCTAATATCGGCTTCGCTTGTTTCATAATAAAGGTCAAAGAAATTTTCATAACCATCTGCTATTTCCATTCCCAAAATTCCTAAATATGGGATTGACCCATTTTCAATTGCTCCGCTAATGCCATCTAGTTTTCCAACAGTCATTCTTGGGTAGTTTCCTGCTTCAGCAGGAATTCTCATTTTAGATATAAAAGCCAGCGCGTAATTCGCATCCTTTTTAATAGACGCATAAACTGGTGCTGGGCACACAGGGTCTAAATAAGAAATGGTCTTTAAAAATATATCAGTTTGTATGTTTATTTCCTTTTTAAAAGTTTCTTCTTGTTCTAATTTTTTAGAAGACAACGATGGTATTTTCCATGTATTAGCTTTATAGTCATCCAAAGTGTCGTCGCGAACATCTGAATCAATTCCCACTAGTTTTAAAATAATTTTTTTAACAGGTAATTTAAAATCAGTTGAACGAATCATTTCATACGGTGACTCAACGTCATCCTTTAAAGTGCATTCAAATATTACTCCACTTGCTGAATTTTCAGTGCGTCTTTTCCATTCAATTACTTTGCAATTCTTAATAAAAAAATTTATAGCTTCTTCTGGATTTGTTTTTATAAGAATGCCCCCTTTTTGCGGTTTTTTTCGCATATCTAAAATAACTAAAGATTATTTTTTAATTGCTATAATAACCGTAATCTGGCTCCGGCTCCTCGTAAAAGGGAACCAAAAACCATGCTTCTTGTCTTGAAAAGTTGTAATAAGACCACTTCTTTTTCTCTTCATCATAAACAGCGTAATTTGTTTGACTATAATTGGGAATACGCACCTTTTGGCCCAACTCTTTTTCTAGATACTTTATTTCGGTGCAATTTTCAATTCCATGTGGGTTTTGATCAGGCGTTTCTTGGTAATTGTGCAACGACTCCGGCATGTCAAAGATGGGAAACGTGCATCCATCCAGACAAATGTATCCGCGATAAAAGAACAGATAATAGTCATCGTCATCAGGTAGAGTATTTTTTTCAATAAATACGTGTCCATTATCAAAAGAGCAGTAAGAATACTTGTATTCCACAAAATCTCCGGTAGGAGAAGTTTTTGTTTTTTTAGGGAATTTTATAATCATCGCAGGCCTCATGCGCGACACAGTTGCTTCTCTCTCTTCTGGTGTCTGAACGCGTTCGCGGAACTTGTTGAGCTCCCTGGAAGGCGTCATCCATGTTGTCGGCAGAATCAGTGTGAACTCCGGTGGATTTTGCAACTTGAACCGAAGCAGCCACTCCACATTCGCAAACTGTCTAAGATACCTCTTACGAAATTTGGCCCTGTAAATATATTTCTGCGAGGCCTTACTGAATTTAAACTTGGGAATACTTTTCTCTCTATGCAAAATTGCAGCGTCTCTGATGATGCGGTTAACAATGTTCATGGGCAAAATGGGCATAGAAGTCATGGTTGAAATTGTTGCGTTTTTTACTCTGACTAAAAATTTGGAAAAATAATTCAATTTTTTTTGGAATTCAGAAAAAATTGAACCGGTAAATAAAAATAAAATTAAAATCAAATTCAAAAACATGATGGCCGAAGAAATCCAAGTTCAAGTTCAGGAACCCATGTTTACCTTGGCTGGTCCAGGACTAGTAAAAATTAATACAGATAATAAGGTAGACCGTCGTCTTAGGCGAGGTGGAAAATATATAATGTATTTGCCGGAAACTGACGAGGTTGTGCATCTGAGTTGTTACGGAGTAGCCATTCGTGCGGCTGACCTGACAATTTTGAAGCACACTAAGAAGGGAGTAACAGTAACCGATGATTTGGATTGCACGTTTGGATATCAGTTTGAAACATTTGACACTGTTAATTTCAATAGCTTTGCTCGCCGCGAAAAGTGCGAGCTCTATGCCGTGGAGGATATTTATGTCATGAATCAAATATTTGAATAAGAATAAATTTCAACAAAAACTATTTATTTTGCGGACAAATATTATAAGTTGTTACGGATCCAATGTTCTTTAAAAATACATGTTCTTTTGTTTTATAAATCATGGGAAAACCAAAATCAATTTCACACGCTTGCTCATAAACATGATGGCTCAACTGAATACTATCCTCATCTGCAGTAGATTGAAGCCTAGAAGCTTTATTTACTGCATTTCCCACAACACACAAACGAGGTATTTCACTTCCCAAAAACCCAACATTAACTGTTCCAATATTAATTCCAACTCTTATAGATAAGGGAATATTATCTGGTGTTTTTATTTTTTTTACTTCTTGTATGAATTCTAATCCAAGTAATATAATTTCTCTCACAGTTTCCTTATAATTAAGCTCACTCCTATAAATATCACCCACAACCATATATGCATCTCCAATAGTCTCAATTTTCTGTAAAAGAGAATATTTTTTTATTATTGAATCAAAATGAGAATATACATCGTCCAATAATTTAAAAATAATGTCACCGTCATATCTATTTGCCAAATCAGTATAATTAACAATGTCCATAAACATTATGCAAATAAAATTAAATTGTTTATTAACACTAGAACCAGAACCAGGACCAGGACCAGGACCAGGACCAGGACCAGAACCAGAACCAGGACCAGGACCAAGATTAATGTAGTCTCTATCCAAATCAAATGGTAGTATTTTTTTTAATAATTCTAATTTTAAATTTACATTGGTTTTTGGTATTTTATCTAAAAAATTCTTTTTACAATAAAATATTAAACTCTTACAAAACGGTGTTACAATTTTATTACTATTTTCAAAATCTTTTATACTTTTAATTACATGTGAAATAAAATTAACACTTTGCAAATCCATGTTCTCGCGAACAATCATTTCTTGTTCATTATAGCTTGAAATAACGAAATTGAATATAAATTTAAAAAGTGTGTCCGCTAGATTGTAAAATGCGTGAATAATATTTGGATCAAAAATTCTTGCAATATCTATTGCATTAATGCACATAAATATTCCCCAAATTAAAATAAATAAATTTGTAAAATGCATGTGTTTATATTTTTTCAAAGAATTTATAAAAACTAAACCAGGAATACTCAAAACTATAGTTGATAAAAAATATATATTAGTATTTTTAAATGGTATGCAAAAAATATGTGGAACAATTGCCATCGCGTGGTAATGCATTTTTAAATCTATAACCGTTAGATTGTTTTCATCTGATAACATTTTAATCATTAATGGTGTTGTGAACGCCCACATTACAATGCGATCCATTTCATATTCTGTCATGGTTATATTTGGACAAAGTATAATGTTTGAAATGTATTTTAAATATATAAATGATAATCCTATTGAATTTTTATCTCGTTGACCATAAAATAATATACGATTAATTAAATCGTAACCATATAATAATAACATGAAATAACTAGTAATTTTTAATAAAAAATATAATTCTACATTGGATGATAAATATTCAATTTTTGTATTATTTGGTATAAAAGACAGTGCAAATGGTAAATACCAATATTGAAATAATGAAGCAATATTATAATATGCAATAACATAACAAAACATTGAAAACATCTTATATATTATAAAGAGAAATTTTTAAGTTATCTTCCACTCCACACTTTTACAAGCGGCAAACGCGGTATTTTTTTATTTCGCATATTCTCACAATGTTCTTGATAAGTGTAACCCCAATCGCAATACGATTTTATATTTCCCAATAAAGAATATTGTTTAACGTGTTTCAAATATTCATAATGAAATAGAATTCCCATAATTCTCTCTAAGCAACATCTATATTTGCGCGCAGTAACGTATTTTAACAAGTTGAATAAATTGTATTTATCTCTAATTCTAATTAAAAAATTGCGATTAATGAAACTTTGTGCGCCAAAACAACCAGCCCAAACATTATCATTTGGTCTTCCCATTACTTCATACGTATTATCAATGATTAACGATTGCATAATATAATAGTTATTATTTAAAGTAGACATCATTCCTCTTGTATCATAAAAACTCTCTTTTTTTTCACAAAAGAAATGCCATAATGGCATCACTTGAATTTGTTTATCAACTAAAAGTTCAAAATTAATGCGCTTTTGCATAAATACGCTGTCATGTATAATAATAGCATTATCAAAATAATTATTTTTATAAAAGTAATAATAAGGTAATAGTTCTCCTCTTCCTGGAAATTCTGAATCCACATATTCAACATTTTTGTACTCAAATTCTGCATTTAAAAATTTTAAATTGCTATTATCGTCTATTACAACAATTTTCTTAAGAGGATAAAATCTGCGAATAGATTGAATGCAAAAGTTCCAATACTTGTTGGTTGTTTCTGAATTTACATGGCGCGTAATAATAAATCCAAAATCTCTCATAAATGGTGTTGTTGAATTCATTTTATTTATAAATACAATAAATAAAATAAATTTGAATTTTTAACCGAGATTTTCAGATGAAAAACAAGGAATATTATCTATATTAATAACTATTTTATCCGATGGTGCTTTATTTTTAGTTACAACAAACTTTTTAAATTCTGGACGTTCAAGCTGCGCTTGCGGAGTGTGATTGTGAACGCAACGTGCAATCATTTTATATAATTTAAAATCAGGATATCTTTCAACGCCATTATTTTTGTAAAGTATATTGATGCCATTGTCATCTAAACACCAATCAAAAATTAACTTAACGATCGGTTCGCAATTATCATAATCATCCAATACGTCTAAATCGTCAATAATATAATCAAAAATGGAACAAGCTAACCGGCACAAATCAAAACTATAATTGGGTTCCAACCGCGGTTTCTTTTCATTGAAATAAGGTTCCGTGTTATATTGTGTTGCGGCATCCGCACCTGGTTGAAAACTGTCGCTGCAAAACAATTTTCCATCAAACTTGTAAATAGCTCTACCAAAATCAATAATTTTAAAGATTCGTCCAAAAGTGGGCACTTTATAATAGGTCTTTCTATAGCAATAATAAATATACTTTTCATCCGTTTCATTATACATAATGTTATTTGTGTGCAAATCATTGTGTGTAAATGAAAATGCTTTTTGATAGGTAATCAAAATCATAATAACTTGCATTAATGCAGAAAACCATTCCTCCTGAGTCAAATCATTATTAATTATAAGATCGTCAAATGTGGTGTCGCAATTTTCCATGCAAATAACTTGCACAGGAAAAGTAGGTATGGTTGCATAAATTCGTTCTTCTTTGCAAAACTCATCGCTTCCACTTTCACTTCCAGTTCCACTTTCGTTTTCGCTCCCATTTTTGATACTTGCTGTTTCTTCAGCATTATTATTTGAGTCTTCTTCGCAGTTATTACAGGATTCATCCAATCCACTATTATTGGACGTGTGCGATGTTCTTGAAGAGCAAGTAGAACTTGATTTAATTGTGGTTGTTTTGGTATCCCCTGGCAACAACGCGTCGGAACGCATTATATCAACCAATTCAATTGAGTTTTCTTTTAAATCCTCTAACGTTAAATGAGTTTCTGTTTTGGAAGTAATGTCGCCATCTGTAAATATATCTTCAAACAAAGCATTGTCAATAGATTTAATGGACAACGTTGATTTGTTACTTATATTATGATCTATTCTAATAGGAACCAATTGTTTGGGTTTATCTTCATCGTCGTATAAAAAACTATAATCATCTACTTGGAAATTTACATTTTTATTTTTATTAAAAAATTCTGACTTGCAAAGATAATCCAAGTCGTCAATAACATTCAATTTAAATTCCTTTTTAATTCCAAGAAAAGAACCGTAATAGTCTACGCCATTAACAAAATTGTATTTATGAATCAGTGTGCTTGATATAAACGAAAAAAACCCATCAACATATGCAGAATTATTGCAATCTAATAATTTTGGATGAACTGTGCCAATGTCTCCAGTTGTCGTTAATTTGGGTAAGTTAAACAATGAAGGATCATTAATATTGTATTTTCCAATCAAGAATTTAAAAGGGTCCAATAATGGAGCCATTTTAAAAAAAACTTGCTTCTTCTTTGTTTTTGATGTTTGTAAATGTTGCACGGTGCAATTATATAAAATTTTATTATCAGACACAGAGTTTTTTATATCCGTTAAAAACCACTCATGGTTCAAATTAACAGAGTTAAAATTTGTTTCATTTAATAAAAAAAACCTATTGTAAATGGGAGCATAATTTTGGACTTCAGAAAGAAAAATTAAATTTTCTTTTTTGAATAACTTGAATAACTCGCTGTTTTTTCTCTTCTCATAGTTGATTTTAAGAGTAACGTTATCCATTAGCTAAATAATATATTAATAATACTCATTTTTAACTTATTTATAAATCTTTAGTAATTTTTGCTAAACAAATGTAAAGTTGTGCATTAAATAACTTATATGCGTATTCTACTTTGAATGAATTTTCTAAAGTAACAATAAAAAGAATATCATGACTTTAGAACTCAAGAAATTTGATATGAAAACAATTAGTTTCAAGCCGAATGAATCTAAAGGTCCAGTTGTAGTTTTAATTGGGCGTCGTGACACTGGCAAGTCCTTCCTTGTGAGAGATTTATTATATTATCATCAAGACATTCCCATTGGAGTCGTTGTGGCCGGAACAGAAGAAGGAAACGGTTTCTATGGAAAAATGGTTCCAAAATTGTTTATTCATAATGAATATAACACAGCAATTGTTGAGAATATTTTAAAGCGACAAAAATCGGTTTTAAAGCAGATAAAAAAGGAGATGGAAACTTTTAAACGCAGCACAATTGATCCGCGTGCTTTTGTTATTCTTGATGACTGTCTTTATGACGGCACGTGGACTCGCGATAAAATGATGCGATTACTTTTCATGAATGGCCGTCATTGGAAAATCATGCTTATCATCACAATGCAATATCCTCTTGGCATTCCTCCCACACTGAGAACCAACATAGATTATGTTTTTATTTTGAGAGAACCATACATTGCAAATAGGAAGCGCATCTATGAGAATTATGCAGGAATGTTTCCAACTTTTGAGTCCTTTTGTCAGGTCATGGACCAATGCACTGAAAATTATGAGTGCTTAGTAATAAATAATAACGCAAAATCTAACAAGCTGCATGAACAAGTATTCTGGTATAAGGCCGACTCGCATAATGATTTCAAATTAGGATCAAAAGAGTTCTGGGAACTCAGCAAAGACATTAACTCAGATGAAGAAGATGAGAAATATGATCCAAACAATACCAAAAAACGTGGTCAAGGCCCAAAAATTAGTGTTAAAAAGACAAAATGGTAATTAATCCCCTTTTTGAAAATCCGCTTTTTAAAATTAAAAGCACATTTTCAACTTAAAGACATTTGAAATAACTATAATATAAAGCATGCAACAATTGGACATAGTTGAACTTATTGAAAGTAATCCAATATCTAAGCTGTCAAATGCATATAACAACAAATTGTTAAACAAAATCAAGGAAAACTTTACAGGATTTGAACAACAATTGTTTGTAGGCAGCTTTTATTGCTATTTGAATTATGATAAGAATATGGATTTTGTAGTTGATTTGGATAATGTATGGAAATGGTTGGGATTTGCTTCAAAATTTACAGCTATAAGAACATTAGAAACACATTTTAAGAATGATTTAGATTATAAAAAAAGCGCTTCACAATTAGGTGAAGCACTTTCAAATGAGGAAAAACCGCTTAACCTACAGGTTAAGCAAGAAAAAACCGCTTTGCCTATTATACCCAAAGCGGTTTTAAATGAGACAAAAATTAAACAAAACGGCGGTCAAAACCGTCAAATTATTATGTTAACAATTAAATGCTTCAAGTCTTTGTGTTTGAAGGCTCAAACAAAAAAAGCATCAGAAATTCACGAATATTATATGAAAATGGAAGAAGTGCTACAACAAACAATTGAAGAAGAAACCGACGAATTGAGACTTCAATTGGAACAAAAAGAAAACATTATACTGGAAATTAAAAATACAACAGAAAAAGAAAAACAAAAACTGAAAAAGGAAAAACAACGTGCGGTTGAGCAAGCTACTATTGCACAATTTCCAGTAAATACAGAGTGTATTTATTTTGGAACCATTGATAATACAAACGAAGCAAACGAACAGTTAATTAAATTTGGACATACCAATGACCTTGCAACTAGAGTAACAAATCATCGCAAAATATATAATAATTTTGTTTTGGTAGCCGCTTTTAGAGTTCAAAACAAGGTTGAAATAGAAAATCTTATTAAAATATATCCAAAAATTAAACGTCAAATACGTTCTATTGAAGTCAATGGTAAGACTAAAACAGAAATAATCTCTTACGACAGCACAAATTTTACTATTGAGAAGCTTACCAAATATATAAAGGATATTATTCACTCAAAGACTTACAGCATTGATAATTTTAACAGAATTATGAAAGAGAATGAACAATTAGAAAAAGAAAATCAAGATTTAAAAGAAACTCTTGCAAAATATACTATTGCAATTGAGAATCAAACAATTGAAATAAACCATATGAAAGAGTTGATAGAAAATGAAAAAAATAAAGCAGAAATCATTATGAAAGAAAATCAAACTATCTACCAACACGAGTTGTTGCCAGAAAATGAAAATACCAAAAAATTTAATGAATACATTGAAAAATTGTGCATTGTTCGCGACGACGTTGAGGTTTCTAGCAAAGACATTATTGGTCAATATCGGTTGTGGACAAAAGCTCCCAGCAAAGAGATTTTTCATGCATTGAAGAGTTATTTAGACACTCGTTTTAAACCATGCAGACTTCAAAAACAAGAAAAGAATCAATTAGTGCACGGTTACAAAGGCGTTACGTTAAAAGAATTAGTATATAAAAAATCTTCAAATCCTTGTGATGAAGAAACTTTTATTTTTCAAGAATGTAAATTTTCTCCAAGTGCTACCATTTTACGATCAAAACTGGTTGATGAATATAAAAGATGGAAGAAAAGTGTAAATAAAGAGATCTTAGAAGATGATGAACAACGACTCAAACAATATTTGAAAAATTGTGAATACGTTCTATATACAACCATATGGACAGCAGAAGGAAATGGACAAGGTTATTATGGATTATCATTAAAAAGCGAAGAATATGAATACAAAAAAACATCATCAACCGGTAAAAAAGTAGAAAAGAGAGAAAAAAACACAAATAATCTTCTTGGAGCATGGGATACTATTGCAAAAGCGGCACATCATGAATGCATTTCTACATGCAAAATGAGTCGCAGCATTAAAACTAAAGCGTGGTTTGACGATTATTATTATTGCTTTTCAAAATAAAAAACGAAGTGGTAATATAAAATATAATATAAAATAGATAAATTGTCTTATATTATATATATGGAGAAACCCTCAATAACATCTCAAGAGAAGATAAATGCGGATGTAAAAAATAAATTAAAAGAATTAGAAGAGCAAGTTCCCAAGAATGAACAGGAAACGCGCGCGCTGCTAAACCAATTTGACCCAAATAGTTTAGCAAAATTGCCTGCTGGGAAAAAATCTATGAGAGATGTAATTGTTAAAATTATAGATGCATATAGCGACAAAGTTACTACCAAAGAACAAAAAATGATTATTTCAAAATTAGATGATGTGCGTAATGCGTTAAATGAAGCAATTCAAAAAACAGGTTTTACTGGGTTAAAAAATAGCATGGCGAGAACATACAACAGAATGACAGGAAGAAGCAGCGGAGGAAAAGGAAAAAGAACAAGAAGGAGAAAAGGTGGTCAAGAAAGAGGCCATCTTGCTTTGCAATTTCCTAATCAGGAAGTTCCATTTGCTGGGGAAGCTCAAGGACTTCCAGTAATGCGCAATTTAAAAAATTTATCAGAATTAACAGAATCTGAAAAAATAGTAGCAAGAGAAGAAGCCGATGCTCGGAGAGCAAATAGTCTGGCTTATCGTCTTGATAATATGGCGCATCGCATTGAATATGGCATGAGACACACTGGTTGCTCGCCTTCAAGACCAGATAGATGTATTTTAAAATTAATCTATCGGCTATTGTTTCTTGCTGTAGGGTTACCATTAGGTTTGGTTTGGTCAGTTGGCTTGTTTGTTTATTGTGGGTTAAGAGTAGCTTATCCATTTTTATTGCCAGTTCGGTTATTAATACTACTGCTTATGAGGTTATTTAATCTATCTTCCACAGGATATTTTAAATTTGACAGCGATTTTGCAGGCGACGATTCTTTAATGCAAATATTTGCGCCAATGCCAGGAGATAATATAGTAAATTTGGAGACAATGACAAACGTACAATTTAACCCACCTGTAAACAGTGCCGTCTTATCTGTAAACAGAGACGGCACAACTAATGGCGCCGACCTCAGACCACGTGTAATTGAAACAGCCGAGGCTGATTACCCACTAGCTGAGGCTAAGTATGCCCCTGAAAATGGAGGAGGCAAAAGGAGGAAATCAAGAAAAACCAGAAAGCTAAACAAAAATAAAAAACAACAAAAGTGTAAACCCAAAAAATTGTTTAAGAATAAAAATTAAATAAATAGCAAAACTTTTTGAGTAGCATTTTTATAATATTTTTATAGTATATACTCGTAATATATGTTTAATACGCTTAATATTGGAATAGGTGTTTTTGTATTATTATTACTATTGGTATATATCTCAACATTCTATAAAAAAACTTCACAATTAAATAGATTTGTAACAAGAATGCCAATTGCAAGTCAATTTATTTTAGGAATGGGAATATACATTACATATCTTCTTTTTAAATCAAATTACCAAAACACCATAGTAAAAGACACCATACAATCTATAAAAGATGTTTATATTCAAACTTTAGAAATTTTAGATAAATATAAACATTCGTGTCCGAATTTAATAAATTCCTTCTTTTTTTCTTGGCAAAAAGACAATAATATTTTGATTAATTCTTTTAATAACAAAGACAACGAATTAGACTCAATAATAGTTTCTAATTATATATTTCAAAACGTTGGAGTTTATGTGCAAGGATCAGGCGTTGCAGCAATTAGTGATTCTACCTTCTTAATATTTTTTTCTAATTTTTTTAGGTCTAAATTATTAAAAAATAAATGGGACAAGTTTAAAGTAAATTTTGGTTTAAGAACAACTATGTTATGTGACAAATTATTTGAAATTAATGAAAAATACAAATTTAAAAGCCCAGAAGAGATTAAAAACTACTTTGAAAATTATATTAACACCGACGAATATAAAGATATTATGAATGCATTAGATAAAACTAATGTTACGCAAAAAAATGCTGAATTAAATCTTTAAAGTGTAAAATAATAAATAAATTTTTTATTTATTATTTTTGTATTTGTTATATTTTTATTATTTTGAGTTTATTTTAATCGCTTTTGTCCTTATTTACAAAAGGTCCACTTAATAGTTCGCTCTGTCCATTATCAGTCTTTCCAACAATAATATTTTCACCCTCAAACAATTCCGCGCGAACGTCAGCGGTAGAAATTGAATCTTGATCCTTCAAAGTTCTCTCTTGAGTGTTGATTCCGGACACGCCAATCAAATTACCCTCTTCGTCAATATTTTGTGTAAGAGTTGCACCTGTCTTTTCGGCTGCTTTTATATTCTCCTCAATAGCCTTCTTCTTGGTTTCCTTGACGCGTTGATCAAAAGCAGACTTGGCAAAATTCTCATTCTTATTCTTCTCTTGCATCAATTGATTAAGCTCCTCCTCCATATATTCTACGCGCCCAGTCTTGTAGGCCTCAGGATCCCAAGGCATCCACATACCCACAGGACCAACAAAGACATCGTGGTTGGGGTCAACTTCTCTCAACATCTTGCATCGTAATTCGGCCTCCTCCATGGTTGGATAAGCGCCTCTAATTTTAATTCCGCGAGTAGAAGTTTGGAAATTGTGCTTCACATTAAAAGCATTTTCAAGGTCCTCCTCATTCTGATCCAAGAATGTCTTGTAATCGTCTTCCATATTGCCTTTAACTAATAACTCCTGCTCCTCTTTTAAGAACTCTTTATAATCCTTTGAAACCTCGTCAAATGATAATTTGTATTTATAACTAACAAAATTTAAAAACTGTATAAATTTTTCCATATTCTTGGAAAACTCCCACTTCTTTAGGAATTCCTCAAAGAAAAATAACTCTTTTAGCTTAACAATTTTTTCAGGAGAAATAAAAGAAATACAAACAAACTTCTGTCCAGCAATTTGCTTATCCTCATCTAAAACATCAACATATTTAGGATTAATTGCACCAGATTCAGTTACTTTTCTCTCAAAACCAAAAGATTCATTTGAACTTTCAGGGTTTTTTTCTTTTGAATGACCAACCATTTTATTATTTAGTAGTTTTTATTTTAAGTTTTTTATCACACAATATATTTTTTTCTTATTATTTAATATAGATGTTTGATATCGCTGAGCTTGTCAAAAGAGTCATTAAGTATTTAGTTGAGGGTTTAATGGTAGCCATTGCTGCATACGCCATTCCTAAACGTTCATTAAATATTGAGGAAATTGTTTTACTTGCATTAACTGCCGCTGCCACATTTAGTATTTTGGACACATACGTCCCTAGCATTGGTGCTACAACTCGTTCTGGCGCTGGCTTTGGCATTGGTGCCAATCTTGTAGGGTTTCCTGGTGGACTTTAAATTAACTACTACCCACTTATACAACTAATAATATGATAAATTAATTATATCATATTATTTTATATGGCACGAACTAAAAAATCTAAAAAAACTATAAAAATGCGTAGAAGAAATACAAGAAAGAATAAAAAGATGCATAAAAAAGGAGGCATTGGAATGTTAACTCCACCTGGTTCTCCAATTCAACAACAAGGTTCACCAAATTTTATTGATGTGGATACGCCTGGATCACAAGGTTCTTTACATTTAAGCGACCTTGAAACCACTGATAGAAACTCTGAATCAGGTTACACAACAGGTGATTCTGGAATGTCTGGTCTAAATTTAACTCAACAGTTTGATGATGCTTCAGATAATTTAACTGCTACAGAAGGCGAAGATTCTATGTCATCAATGGATGACAATGCCGTTCCAGGTCAACCAGGAAATATGGCAAATCTAGATTTAACCAATGGTGGAAAGAGAAGAACAAGAAGAAATAAAAAGTCCAGAAAATCAAGAAGACATAGAAGACGTTAAATAGTCGCTATAAATTCCCAATCTAATTCCTCGCATATCTTTTTCCAAATCGTGTCCTGTTCAATCAACTTCTCTCTGTCCTTTAACATTGGAATTTCTGGAAGATACTGTGTTTCATTCAGCAATTCAAACAACTTATAAAGCACATAATAGTAATGCAAAAAGTTTACGCGATAATCAGGACAATGTTTTGCATACGGATACTGTATTTCCATGAAGAAATTGCACAGAGTCTCTTCTAATTCTTGAGAAATAATTGGAGGTTTAATGCCTAATTTGTCTTTAATGAAATTGATGTGTTCATAGTATTTATTATACCCAAGTTTTTTAAGTATTTCTTTAGTTTTGTAATAAGTAAGCTTTGAATATTCAATACGTTCTTTTTTAATCTGGTGTTTAAGATTATCAATAACTTCTGTAGGTATTTGGGTAGTTTCTTTGCCTTGAAATTGGGCCAAAATTTCTTTAAAATGATTAATTTTTTTATATGCATAAAAACACACTTCTTTTGGAGGTTCTTTATACGAAGGTTTTTCATTTTCAATGAGGTACTGAAAGTTCTTGGAACACACATTGCAAATTAATACGCCTTCATCGTCCATTGGAATTAATTCACCTTTAAAGCACGATTGACACACGTCGGTTGGTCTTAAAAATGCATTAATGTCCAAAAAAGATTCATCAATATTGCTAAGATATTTTTGAAAAATATTGTTATTTCTGTTTTCTATCATATTAGAATTGTCTTGGGGTTTCATTTTAAAAAATGATTCAAGCATTTTGTTTTTAGTGGTTGTATTTCCAGCAGATATATCCTTTTTATTTTCAAAATAATCAAAGATATATTTAGAGTTATTTAAAAAATAGTCAATTTTTTTACTTTTCAATTGTTTAATTTCATTTGTTAATTCTGCAAGCTTATCACGATAGTCCATTAATTGTTCAATAGTTAATGTATTTTCAATAGAATTTTTTTCAATGATACTTTTAATTTCCATTTTTTCTTTTTTTAAACGAGGAATTTTATCATTTTCGTCTTTATTAAATTCATTAACAAATTCCCTGTGCTTACCGTCTAAAGTTGTTGAATTTTTCTTGTTAACTTTAATTTTTTTAATAGTTTTAGGCTTGAAAGACGGCATTTAAGTAGTGTATTATTATTTAATACTTTTTATTTAATAGATTATTTTTTCAAATATATAAAAAAAATTTTCAAGTTAAAACTGCATTTTACTTTTCTATATTTTTATAAATATAAGCAAAATGAGTGAAACAAATCACATAGAATTAAATGTAAATATTGAAAATTCTGGAGGACCAAATTGTGACATTAGAATTGATAATATTAAATTTCAAAAAATGATTTTTTTATTTAACGCAATCAACGATGGGTGGAGCATTAAGAAAAAAAGGGATTCTTACATTTTTACCAAAAATCATGAGGGAAAAAAAGAAGTTTTATTAGATTCCTATCTCCTTTCATTCATGAAGGGCAATTTTGACATTAATAAAATTTTATCTTAATTTTGTAGTGTAATATCCAATTAAATTAAAAAATTTAATTTAATTAAATTTTTTCAAATTTTTTTCTTTAGCAATATTATAAACTATGGGAGGTGGTCTTATGCAACTCGTCGCTTATGGCGCTCAGGATGTTTACCTTACTGGTAACCCTCAAATTACTTTTTGGAAAGTCACATACAGACGTTACACAAACTTTGCTATTGAGTCTATTGAGCAAACTTTCAACGGCCAAGCCGATTTCGGTCGCCGTGTCACATGCATTATCAGCAGAAATGGTGATCTTGCC